CTGGCAAGAACAAGTTAACACCAAGACAAATCGCATTCCGCGAGACTGTCGGTGATGCGTACCTCTGGACGGTTGCGTATTCCTGGGAGGAAGCAGTCGAGGCGACCTGTCAGTATCTAGGCATCGCGAGTGGCATCAACTAACAGCTGTTCGTTGACTTCGTCGGCAAGCTCGATGCTGTGAAGTTCACAGATGATGTACCAGACCGCTTTGAGCAGGTCGTCGTTTTTATCTTCGCCAGGTTTAGAACCTGCTCGGAGAAGGTATTTGATAGCATTGCCACGCTTGAAGTCGAGACCATACATCTCGATAATTTCGATGGGCTGAACGGTGCGAGTGCGGTAATGTGGCGGAACCTGTTTGGACATACAGGATTATAAGGGGTAGGAATGAATAGAGTTTCTGAAGCCGTGACATTTTTGTCATGGCTGTTTGAGCCGTACTCTGACGGCTTCGTCGAGATCAGAACGATGAATCAGGGAAAAGTGCAGATGCGCTTCTGGGAACTGCCAAGGACGGCAGAAGACTGGACCGGCATCGGCGAGGCGTGTATCCAGTGGAGTGACGCTGGAGAGGATGTATACGTCGGCGTGCTTCCACGCTGGCGAAAAGGAGGAAGGGACAATGATGTCCATACTGCTGCTGTGGTTTGGTGCGATATTGATGATCTTACTGATCTGGATGAGACTGCAACGCTTGCTAAAGTTACAGTCGCGGTACGCTCGGGGAAGGGTCTCCACTGCTACCGTAGACTCAAAATGGCTGGCATTGGGACTAAGCCAACCGAACAGCGAGAGTTTATACAACTGCTCGAGAGATGGATGCTCACTCTCTCGAATGCCGCTGATGTCAAGTGCAAGAACCCGTCAAGAATCCTACGAGTACCTGGAACTCTAAACTGGAAGAATCGCGAAGTCCCTAAGTTGGTGGAACTCGCAAAGTATCCTCCAGAAGCCTCCAGAATCGTCGAGGAGGCACAGACCACGCATCCATGGGGCGATGAGTGGTCGCGTCTTCTTATTGCCGCCAAAGCGGGAGACCTCCCTAAGCGCGACCGCGGAAACTGGAATCTAGGTGGCTACAAACACGGCGACTATCTGCTCTACTGCATCAATTACACGGTCGTCGGCATTGAGCAGATGCGATGTATGGGCATGATAGAACATGCGACCGAGTGTCGTAACTTGGTAACAGCTGCGCTGGACACGCAGACATTCTTGGACTAGGACTAATATGGACGAACTTTCACTGGACGATCTCCGTGCCATGGTGGCCGGAGACATGGCGACGCACGCTCGCGTCGTGGCAAATGGTGAGCATCACTGGGACCGGCTATTTCAGCCGCAACCTGCTAGTGGTGGACCATTCAACGGACGCAACAATGCGCTGGTCACACTGCTCGGATTCCTCCGTGCGAAGCGCTTTTCGATTGACCAGGCGAACATCTTTTCAATATGGTGGTCTGACACATACTGTGAACCTCCACTCGAGCCTAAGCTTATTCGTGAGACTACTGGCCGCTTCTGGGTCCAGTGGGCGCAGGGCGCTATCCCCGATGATCTGCCGGGCGGTAATACCATCGCGCCATGGGAGGTATGGGACTGGAGTCGAATGGAGATTGAAGAGGAGAAACTCGGTAAACAGTCCTGGCTCATTCCTAACGTGCTATCGACTGGCGGGCTGCACTACCTGTCATCACCTCCAGGTAGCGGCAAAACGTGGGTCATGTGTGATCTGATTCGCGCAGCTGTCTTTGGCGACAAGTGGCTAAACGAGTTTGATATACCTATGACCAAAGTGTTGTACCTTGATGAAGAAATGGGAGTCCAGAAGGTCCTAGAACGGCTGAGGAAGCTCGGAATGCGCTCGGCTGAAGGAATGGGCTATCTCAACCGTGTAGGCATCAGGTTCGACCAGCCGCTTGATGTCGAGAGAATCGTCAAGCATTGCCAGTCGCAGGGTATTGGCCTGGTGCTCATTGACTCACTGGTCCGCATCCATGGCATGGATGAGAATGACAACAGTCAAATGCGGAAACTTTACGACGCGTTCAAGAAACTCCTGGACGTCGGCATCACTGTTCTCATTGCTCACCACAACAGGAAGGGCGGCACAGACTCAACGGTCAAGCATGAAGGTATGCGCGGCGCTGCTGAGATTGTCGCAGCTGCTGACATGGCTTATTCGGTCGAGAAGCAAGCGAACGGACTCTACCGGATGTTCGTGACAAAAGGCCGTCTAATCAGTGACGAAGACGCCATCGATGTCACATTCGAGATTCGTGACGAGGATGGCTTGACGCAGGTGCGAACTCTTGACGCCGGCGCCAGGAGCGAAGTCATCACACAGGAGATTCGCTCGAAACTCATCGAGCTCATAAGTGATTCACCAGGCATCTTGCAGTCACGTCTAATTGAGTTATGTGGCAGTCGAAGATCGGTCGTAATTGCGACACTAGCAGACCTCGAAGCGAGTCGAATCGTCATGTTTGAGAAGGGTCCAAAGAACGCAAAAAAGTACAGTCCGACAGGGCTTCTTTAGGCCGTTTCTGCTGTTCCCACTGCTGTTCCCGTGCTGTTCCCCCTTAAGTATCAGAAAACGGGAACAGCAGACAGAAACCCCCCCTTTGGAAACCCCCCCTGCGAGCATGTTAGAGGTTGCTCGCTTAGGGGTCTTAAGTCGAAACTGTCCCTGCGGGCCGGCCGCTAACGCTGGCCCGCTAGTACAGCATCGACTAATAGTTTGACAACGTGTTTGATGTCTGGTAATGTCAACTTTGATGGTGCTGGTGGAAACACCTTCTGGATTGGTAACTGAGCCAGCACTGTCACAGAGTGGTCTTATGACCTAAGGAGAATATAAAATGGGTTTTTTTTCCAACGCCACGTTCAGCGATGGCAGTTCACAGTTTGAAGCAGCTGTCGCAGGATCTTATGTCTGCCGCCTCGCTTCCGTTGAGGGCGTCGACCGACCATCGTATGATGATCCTAACGTGATGATTCCAAATTACAAATTCACGTTTGAGACCACTGAGTATGGCGATAGCAACAGCAACGCATTCCGCTTTGTAAAGTTCACACGCCAGGGATACGGTTCCGACAAGGCTGCACTCACAATCCTTCTGGACGGCATGCTCGGACGCCGCTTAACACAGCCAGAGTTCCACAACCTTGACATCGACGCACTTATGACGAAGGAGTGGATGGTCACTGTTGACGCCAAGATCAACACACGTGGTTACAACACAAACGCCATCGTTTCGGTCTCACCAGTGAGCGCGAAAAAGAAGCTCACGAAGATTGCGCAGCCAACCATCAAGACAGACGACATCGAAGACCCCTTCGGTGAAGACGCCAGCGAGTAACCTCTCCCGGTTGCCAAACTCGCTGACGAACCAGGTGCATCATCCGAACGGTGTGCCTGGTCTTTTACTTTGAAGGGGAATGAAAGTGGCCAAGAATACAGACATCGAGGATCGAACAGCGCTCCTGGTGCGAATCAAAAATCTCAGAGCTGCTGGACACAGCATCAGCCGCACCGCGCAGATCATGTGTATGACACGCGGCACAGTCCAACGATGGATCAACGAAGACCAACCGGACAGGATAGTCAAGAAAATGAACCCGTACGTTTCAATCGATGAGAAGATTGCGATTGTGGTCAAGTGGGCCGAACTGATCGCAAGCGGTGTGAGCCGTAGCGATGCAGCCGCATCGGTTGGTTTTCCGACGATGATGCTCAATCGATGGCTGATGAGCGAACCTTCACTGCGTGTGGAGTTTCAGGAGACCGTCGGGAAGAAGCAGAATAATACCGGTCGCAAATCCTTCGAGACAATCATGACAGATGTACGCGCAGGACGTCCTGTGTGGCGTGATGGCGGTCGTTTCAAACTGCAGCTGGTCGAAGCAGCTCTCATGCGTTATGAGCTCGATGGTGCGAATGTCTGGCGGTGCAAGGGCTTTGCGACTTTGACAGGGACTGATGTCCTGGCGCGAGATTGGACGGTGGTCTTATGAAGTTTTTTGAAGTAATGCAGCCATTGATGCATGGCAAACCGATAACACGCTCATCATGGGAGCACGAGGTATACGTGCGCTACAGTGACTGTTTTGAGGCGTTCGTGATGCACACTGACGGTGAGTCGAAGACTCTACAAGGTCTTACACTTGATCCAGAAACCATGTTTGCAGACGATTGGATGTGGGGTGAGTTTCATCCGGTTAAGGACGAAATCAAGTGGACACAGACAAAATCATAACGGCCATCATGGCGAAGCCGTGGTCCAACACCTACAGCCTGCTCAAGGCCATCGGAGCGTCCAGCCAGCAGGTCGATGAAGCGTGGCGCGACTATCGTCGCAAGTACATGCGGAGTCAGCGCTGGCAGGACATCCGCACGAAGGCGCTCGAGCGCAGCTGTAGGACGTGTGAGCAGTGTGGCCGTCGACAGGACGATGGCTACAAGCTCGATGTGCATCACATCACGTACATGCGACTCGGCGGTGAGCAGATGGAAGATGTCCAGGTGCTGTGCTACATGTGCCACGGACAGCTGCACTACAAGCGCAGAGTGCGCCAGGAAGAGACAGAATAGACATATGGCACGTCCAACAATCTATGACGAAGAGACAATCGCACGGGTCGAAGCTGCTCTATTGGCAGGTCAGACACCGACGGTTGTTTCACGACTTCACGGTTTACCAAGAACGACAGTTATCAAGATTCGCAGTCGCATGTCAACGGTCGTTAATATAGGACCTGATGTTTGTGACGCGTCACAAACTGCAAAGACTGCTAAGGCTCCAGCAGTGTCGCTTGATGATCTGCTTGCTTCTGTCCTCGAGGACAACCTTAAGGCGCTCCAAGTCATCGCCAGGACAACACAAAGCGAGAGGTACATCAATGGACAGACAGCAGGGCAGATTGCAATTCTCTACGAAAAGATTGCAACTTTCTCGGTTCAACTTCTCTCCGCAGCTGCCGAACCTTCGGACAGTAACTAGCGCTCAGACGGCTGTCTGTTATCTCGACTACCTTCGAGACACGCTCCCGAATGGTTGGTCGTATACAGCTCGTCATCTCATCGCCATCGCGTCGCACCTGGACGCAGTTGAGCGTGGTGAGATAGACAGACTCGCGATCCACATGCCGCCACGTCATGGCAAGACTGAGACAGTCACGGTTCGATACGGCGCCTATTGCATCGAGCGGGACCCCTTTAGCAACGTGTTGGTCACTGGCTACAATGAGCGCATCGCGAGACGCTTCTCGCGTAAATCCAGACAGGTCGTTTCGTCCAGGACAAAGTTGTCAAAAGACAACGCCGCTCAGGACGAGTGGTCAATGCCTGAAGGAGGAACCTTCATGGCGAGAGGCGTCGGCAGCCCTCCGACTGGTGTCGGCTTCTGGCGCATCATCATCGATGACCCGATCAGGAGTCGCGAAGATGCGGAGTCTGCTCTCTATCGCGACAAAGCATGGGACTGGTACACCGACGACCTATACACGCGCCTCGAGCCGAAGGGCGCTCTCATCATCGTCTCGACCAGATGGCACCACGACGACATCACCAGCCGTGCGATCTCATCGGAACCTCATCGATGGACGGTGCTCAATCTGCCGGCAATCGCGGAAGAGTCTGACCAGATCGGTCGAATGCCTGGCGAAGCTCTCTGGCCTGAACGCTATGACGTCAAGGAACTTGGACGCATCAAGGAGGTCATGGTCGCGAACTCCGGAGACTATGGGTGGTCCGCTTTGTATCAGCAACATCCAACGCCACGCGAGGGGAGTTTTTTCAAGTCAGACCGCATCACCATCGAGCAAGCGACACCGAACATCCAGAAGATGTCCCGCGCCTGGGATCTCGCAGCGACAGCTGGTAGCGGTGACTATACTGTCGGCGTCAAGATGGGTCGCGATGCTGATGGTCGCATCTGGATACTCGATGTCGTGCGTGGACAGTTTGAGACAGATCAGCGTGACCGAATCATCAAGCAGACAGCAGCTCTCGATGGTCGAGGTATAAGGATTCGACTACCGCAGGACCCGGGACAGGCTGGCAAATCGCAAGCGATGCACATGCTCCGGCTTCTTCACGGTAGTGCTGTGACAGTCCTCCCTGTCACGGGAGCAAAGGATGTCCGGGCTCAGCCATTCGCCTCACAGGTCGCTGGTGGCAACGTGTACATGGTCGCTGCCGACTGGAACCGTACACTGTTGGATGAGCTTCGAGTCTTTCCACTCGGCAAGAATGACGACATCGTCGACGCGCTCACCGATGCTTACGACGAGCTCGTCGGTCGTGGCGGTGGTTGGGGTGCAGTCTAAGGCATGATAAGGACACAATAGACACATGGGACTCTTCGATCGCTTCATAGGCAAAGCAACCGCATCACCGTCCGCGCTGCTTCCGCCGCCGCTGATTCAGCGACAGACATCCTATTTCACTGGCACCGGGAACGGAGACTTCTGGAGTCTTCTGACACGCAACCTTCCAGGCTCGAGTTTCAACTGGAGGAATCAAGCCGGCGACTTGATGCTGAACAGCATTGTCGCGATTGGCATGGACTGGTACATCCGTAACTGGAGTCAAGGTGTCCCTGTCGTTCGTCGACCGATGCCTGATGGACAGGTTGAAACAGTCGCAGACCATCCGATTCTGCAGCTGCTCGCACAGCCAACACCGAACGTTCCGCCATCGCTCGTCTGGTCGTGGATTCTTCCAGACTATCAACTGTTAGGAAATGCCTACTTCCGCAAAGTGCGCGTGTCTGGTCGCGTCGTTGGTTTGCAATACCTAGCGGCTGACATGGTCAGGCCTGTCGGTAACAAGATCAATCCGCTCATAAAGTATCAGTACACGGTGGATGGCACTTCGTACGACATCGCGCTCGAGGACATGATTCACATCCGCTATGGTCGAGATCCGCAGGACTCGCGCTTTGGTCGCTCTCCTGTCACTTCTGTCCTTCGTGAGATCGCAACCGACAACGTGGCAGCATCAGCTGCATTCGGCATGGTCCGCAACGGTGGCATGCCAAGCATCATGGTTGGACCAGACTACAAGGGCGGCGTCGAAGACCTAAGCGAAGACGATGCACGCCAGACGAAGCGCAAGTTACAGCAGGACTTTACCGGCGACAATGCCGGTTCCGTCCTGGTGATGACTGGTCCTTTCAAGGTCGAGCAGGTCAGCCACAAACCGAGTGAGATGGCGTTCGATGAGATCCGGCGCAAACCGGAGGAGCGCGTGTGTGCAGCTCTCGGTTTGAATCCTCTCGTCCTTCAACTCGGCAGCGGTCTCGAGCGTGCTACCTATTCGAACCTCGAGCAGGCGACCAGAAGTGCATGGACTGACGGAATGATTCCTCTTATGCGCCAGATGTCCGAAGCGCTCACCATCGCACTTCTTCCAGACTACGAAGAGACACAGCCCGGCGATTATCTGGAGTTTGACGTGTCCAATGTGCCGGCACTCCAGGCTGACTTGAACGAAGACGCTGAGCGTGCTGAGCGCCTATACAAGAGTGGCATCGTGGACCTAGCAACCGCGAAGCGTGTCGCTGGTGTGACGCCATCGGACGACGACCTAGGTTATTACCATCCGACGGCTGTGCCGGTACAGATCGGCGGACAGGAACTCCTGGTCCCGAACGCTGCGCCAGTGTCGACAGCTCGAACTGCTGATGAAACTGCGAAGCTCGTGAGCGCTGCCGGCGCTTTGATTCGTGCTGGTTTCGAGCCGACATCTGCACTACAGGCTGTCGGTCTAAACCCGATACAGCATCTTGGACTACTACCGGTTACGGTACGGGAAGAGACCAAAGCTTTTGACGAAGCATCCGAAGCGGGACTGAAGTTCATTCCTAGTAAGGACATGAAGGAAGAAGCGCAACGCGCCATCGAGTGGCGTGATGCTGGTCGTGATGGCGGGACAGCCGTGGCATGGGCTAGGGCGAACCAGATCATCGCGAGTGAGAAACTCAGCGAGTCGACTGTCCTTCGAATGTACTCATTCTTTCGACGTCATGAAGTAGACAAGCAAGCGGAAGGTTTTAGACCTGGTGAAGATGGTTATCCAAGCGCCGGTCGTGTGGCATGGGCTGCATGGGGTGGTGATGCTGGCTATCGCTGGTCCACAGCTGCACGCAAAGAAATCCTCAAGCGCATGGCACCGAAGGAGAACGGGAAAAGTTATCACCCGTATTATGGTTACGAGCTGACAGACGCCGATGCCTGACATCTATCAGGTCAATGAGGCCTATCGGAATAAACTCCGCGCTCGTGAAGATTCCGCGCTCGCTGAGATGCGAAGGACGTACGCCGTCCTGCAAGCAGACAACCTCCAGCGCCTCGATGACTTGACACAGGCCATCGAGGAAGCACAGGCAGCAGGCGAAGATGTCACGGCGCTGAATGACTACCAGGTGCGACTCGCGGCACTAAACGAGCAGATGGCCAGACAGGTCACGGAGTTTGCACCACGCGCGACTGACATTGCTTCGAGTGGTCAGAGAAGCGCCATACAGCTGTCGCTGGACATGCAGGAATCTTTGGTGCGTGCTGTCGCTGGTGTCCCTGATTCGGTGAGTATGAGCATCGACCTCAACTGGAACAGACTACCCGTCGAAGCCATCACGAACGTCGTCGGCTTCGCCGCTGATGGTTCACCGCTCGCTGCACTCTACGAAGCCATCGGTCCTTTTGCACGCGATCACGTAACCATCGGTGTCGCGCAGGGAATGAACCCGTTACAGGTCGCTCGTCGCATGTCGAAGACGTACGAAACTCTTGCACCTTCACGAGCTGCTACCATCGCACGGACAGAGATGATTCGAGCGAACCGCGAAGCACAGCGCCAGACCTTCGAGTCGAACCTGTCCATCGTCAAGGGCTGGTCTCGCGTGTCCGCTGGTGATGTCAATGTGTGCCCGGTTTGTTGGGCGCTTCACGGAGAACCGAACGCTGTTGCGAATGTTGTGCCTTCACATCCAAACTGTAGGTGTACGATCGTCCCGATCACTCCGACGTACGCCGAACTTGCTGGGCTTGATCCGGATGCGTTCGATGAGACTCCGGAGTTACCGACACGCGATGAGCAGTTTGCGATGCTGAGTGAAGACCAGCGGCGCCAGGTGCTCGGACCGTCGCGGTATAGGATGTGGGAAACAGGCACTAGCCTATCGGACTTCGGTCGAGTTGTACCAAACGACCTGTGGGGTCCACAGGCAGTCGTGGTGCCATTGAGGGATTTATGATGCAGACTCTGGTGAGCTTCGGTGATGCAATCAAAGCAGATGACTCTGGTCGTGTGCGTGGTTACTTAGTGCGCTTCGGCGGCGCCGATCTCGAGGGTGATTACTTTACTAAGGATACTGACTTTGGTCGTCCTATGAAGTCCGGCGATCGCGTCGCCATGAATTTGTATTATCATCACGGACAAGATCGCACTGTCGGAAAGTCTCGCATCGGTACCGGATACATCACCATGGACGATAAAGGTTTATGGTACGAAGCTCAGGTCGAGATGGCCGACCAGTATCAGAAGATGATTCAGGAACTCGCGAAGTCTGGCAAGCTCGGATACTCCAGCGGCGCCACGGGTCACATGGTCGAGCGGAAGAAGATGTCTGATGGCCGCTACGAGATTACACGCTGGCCAATCGGTGAGGCATCACTCACACCAACGCCGGCTGAGCCTGGCAACATGGTCAAGTCCTTGAAGGACATGTATGGCGACATGGAAGGTGACATGATGGAAGAAGAAGAGATGATTATTCCTGTCGCACCAGGCGAAGACGTGGCGACTTTCGTCGAGAACGTCTACGGCGATCTAGCGGCTGAGATGGTCCACGAAGGTGTCGAGGCACTCTATGACCGACTATGCGCTGGCATGATGGCTGCTCTCGATGCTGGTCTAGGCAAGCAACACATCGACGCTATCATCGATGCATTCGCATCGAAGGCCAAAGATCTGACAGCAAACTTAAAGGATCCGGCAGCGGAAGTGCAAAGCATGAAGTCCAAGCACGAGCGACCGACATCCATCCGAGAAGTGGAGCGACGTCTGCGGGATGCAGTATGTCTCTCCAGGGCTGAATCGACAAGATTCGCCAAAACCATCTGGTCCGAGCTTCGGGAAGAAGCGCCGGCGGAAGATGCCATCGTCGAACAACCGAGCGACATCGAGAATGCGAAGTCCGCACTCCTCCGTGAGCTCATGATAATGGAGTTATCCAAATGACAATCGAACAACTCGAGGGCCAGCGCCAGTCTACTATCGCTGCCGCTAAAGAAGTCCTCATCAACGGTGGCGACATGGCCGAAGCCAATCGTTTACACACAGCTGCAAAGTCTCTCTCTGAGCGCATCGAAATGCTCAAGGAGTTTGGGAATGTTCCTACTCCTGTCGCATCCGAAGCGCCAAAGTCTGAGCCATGGAAGGCCGGCGGAGTAGTCCGAAATCCGTTTCCTGGCACGAAGGATGAAGCAGACTATAAGGCATACGCTTTTGGTCAGTGGGTCCGTGGTACGGTCCTCGGCAACGCCAAAGCAGCTAAGTGGTGCAGTGAGCACGGCGTCAAGTCGCAGACCGAAGGGACTAACTCTGAGGGTGGTTTCACCGTCCCTGAGATTGTATCCTCAAGTTTGATCTGGCTCCGCAACGAGTACGGCGTAGCACGTCGCTACTCCCGTGTCTACCCGATGACTTCTGACGTCCTGAATGTTCCGAATGCTTCGACTTCGACGACCACGTATTACCCAGGTGAAGCAACCGCGATCACAGCCAGTGATATAGTTTTTTCCCAGGTCGCATTGACCGCTAAGAAGCTTGCCATCCTGACGATCGTGTCCAAGGAACTTAACGAGGACACCGTCATCGACTTCGGCGCGACACTGGCGCAGGACTTCGCCTACGGCCTCGCACTCGCTGAGGATGCAGCTGCTTTCCAGGGTGATGGCACGGGCACCTACGGGTCCATCACCGGTATCATGCCACGCATCAAGGCGTTGTCTGGAACCTTTGCTAACATCGCATCGATGGTCGTTGGTGCAGCTGGTAGTGGCACTGCACTCTCGAGTCTTACACTCGCGAACTGGCAGTCGATGGTTGCTAAGCTCCAGCCATACGCGACGAATCCTCGGTTCTACATGAACAAGAGCATTTTCTACAACGGGATCGCCGATAAGCTCATCGCTTTGGGTGGCAACGCGATCATGGACATCCAGAACGCATACGGCGCTGAGCCTACGCTGTTTGGCATCCCGATCTCGTTCGTTCAAAACATGCCGTCGTCACCAGCTGCATCCCGGTCCATCGCAGTCCTCGGAGATCTCTCCAAGGGTGTCGCTTTCGGTGACCGTCGCGGTGTATCTGTCGAGGTCAGTGACCAGGTGAAATTCATCGAGGATGCGTTAACCTTTAAGGCAACCGAGCGGTACGGTTTCAATGTCTTCGATGTTGGAAACGTCACAGCAACTGTTGGCGACCAGGTCGCAGGATCGCTCGTCGTCATGCAGTGCGCTGCATAATGGCATAGGGCTCGTAGTCTAGGGGAGCGGGGATGCATACCCGTTCCTCTTTTTCTTTTTAGGATGTAATTCATGCCATACACTCGAACTCAAGCACTGGACCGTCTCGCGTGGATGGTCGCATCCGATCAGTATCCTTTTCTCGACAGCACCGCGCTCCAGCAGCTCGTCGACGACCACGCACGATGGGGTCTTTGGGTAGCATCCACAGCCTTCGTGGTTGGTGACATTGTCATCCCGACGGTTGCGAATGGTCGACTCTACCAGTGCGTCATCGCAGGGACATCGAGCGCCACTGAACCGCAGTTTCCCCAGTACACCAGGACACTTGGTTATTCCGTCAATGACGGCGCCGGAGACCTTCTATGGGAAGACATCGGTCCCGCCAACATTGAACGCTATGACATCCGCGCAGCTGCGCGACAGGGTTGGATACGCAAAGCATCGAGCATCACACACCTTATCGATGTCAAGGATGGTCAAGTCGACGCGAAGATGTCTGTCCTCCGTGAGCATTGTCTCGACCAGGCTAAGCGCTACAGCCCGATGGTGTTCGTATGATTCCAGCTGCATATTCCAATGCGCTCAAGAACGCCATCCAAGCGTATTCCTACGCCGACCGTGTCGCGATCTGGCGAACAGTCAATCAGTCAGATGGCATCGGCGGCATCAGTCAGCACTGGATACAGGTCGCTGAGATTCGCGCCACCATCAGCAACACCGGCGACACCGAAGGCATTGTCGGCGGCATGATCGAGCAGTCCGGTACATGGACGCTTACGTGCTCGCCAGACATCGAAGTGCGTGCAGATGATCGAATATATACCTACGGAAATCCTCAAGCCTTATCGCCATACTACGAGTGCATCGGGTCAGACTACGGTCACACGAACGCTGTTAGCCAGACCATCGCGCTACGCGCCAGGACAAACGGTTAAGCCACTGCGTGATGCGGGATTGAGCTTCGTGCCACCATCATATGATTAGAGTTTTGAGGGGTGTATGTATGAGTCTTGAGATGTGGGTGCAGATTGGTATACAGGCGGTTATTACGACCGTCAGCATCGGTGCTGCATGGGTGGCACTACAGGTCAGGTTGACGCGCCTGGAGACTCAGGTAGCACACATCATCGATACGCTTGATGGGCAACAGCAGGAAGTCCGCAGGATAGAGCAAAGGCTCGGTAAACTCGAGAACAAGGTCAGCGCGCTGGAGGCAATCATACAAAGATGAGTAGCATAAGTATCGGTCGGCTGGTCGTGGTCGTCCTGATCGCCTTTGTCGCGAGCTTCAGCACGGTCTTCGGTGATGGCATCCGCACAGCTGAAGCCAAGGACATTGCAGAGCTCGGAGCAGTGATGACACTGTACGGTAGCAAGGCTGTAGCGGCTGGTGTCACAGCTGCGATGAGTGCTGCGCTGGGCTTCCTCACGATGCCTTTCAAGGGTGTGCAGGCGAACTCGTTGAAGGTGGGCAAATGAACCTGCAAAACTATCGGCTGGAGCCTAACCCGAACACTCCCGGTGACTGGATTGTGTTCGGTGATATCTACGACAATGACGATAATCTCATTGGCACATACGGCCCAGATGGTACATCTATGTTTGCGTGGTGGGTTACACAGGATAGTAATTTCCAGTTTAACTACGCGGTCCAATTTTCCCAGATTATGGCTCAGGAAATAGCCGATGGAGTAGCCGAGTAATGGCCACATATTATGTAAGGAATGACGGTAACGATTCCAATACTGGGTTAGGGCCAGCGACTAATCAAGCGTGGTTGACGTTACAAAAAGCGTTAGGTGCAACAAGTGGTTTAGTAGGTGGCGATATTGTTTATGTCGCTCCGGGTCGATATACGGAATTTGTAACTGTTGCAATTACTTCTCCGTCAAGTCAAGTTCGGATTGTCGGAGACCCGTCCGCTTCTCAATTTTCAGGTGTTACACCGGGTGTCGTTTTGTGGACTACGATGAACGTCACAGGCGCATCGATCAATATTGTACTGCTGGCAGCCACATCTAAAAACAACCTAAGTTTTGAAAACTTCTACTTCGAAATCGGCACAACAACAAATGGTCTGTTTTATTTGTATTTTCTAACTAGTCAAAATCTACAATTTAAGAAATGCTTGATTGATGCAAACGGCACATCTACAAATAGTGATGTTTTGTATATTTCCTGTCCTTCTGGTCAAGCAGTAAATGCAACAATTGATTCTTGCATTTTTAATAATGGGGCACGACCGATAAACGTTGTAGGCACAACTGGAGTTGCTGATTTAACGACAATCAAAAACTGTTTATTTATAGGTTCAAAATCGATCGCTTTGGCAACTGCTAGTGCACAAATTACTGTTTTTAACTCTACATTTATAAATGCTACTACAGCGGCAATTAGTTCAAGTCCATCATCTAGCCTAGCATCTACAATCAAAAACTGTCTATTTGTAAGTTGTACTAGTTCTTTTTTTTGGGGTTCGAATGTCGGAACAACGGCAACGCACTGTCGATTTATTGGTACAGGTGGGGCCACCAACGTAACAGCAACAACAGCGACAAATAGTTTTATAGGTGGAAATGGTCTCGACAATGGGTATCGGCAGCTCCATAACTTGCAGTCTATATTCCAATCAGGCTCCACACTTAATAGCGTAAATACTTCATTCGGTAACGCGGCAAGCGCACCTACTACCGACTTATTCAATGTGCTATGGTCGGGAACATCTCCGGATGCTGGGGCGATTACATTCCGTAACTTAGGTACGATAACGCCTATCTATCAACCAACAGACCGCAACGCCAGCACCATCACTATCGCTCCCGGCTCTACATCCCAAAGCATCGAACTGTACTTAGGTGTTACTGGTCTCACAGCCTCTACATCTGGTTTATCAGCCCGCTTCAACCGGACGCGCACAGCCTCTGTCAGCATCCCGCTGGTAGCCCGTACAATCGGTCAAGCGTGGATATCAGGCGGCTTTGCTGAGGTAGACTCGATCAACATGCCGGGCGTGTACAGATTGGACTTGCCCGATGCTGCAGTAGCTGCTGGTGCTGATGATGTCACGATAGTGGTGCGTGGCGCAGCTGGTACTAACGGCGCGATCATGACGGTTACCCTTATAGAGGAGCCTACTAACGCGGCTCTGGTACGCATGGGGCCTTACGAAGTCAAGGCAGACGGTCTTGGAGCATCGGATCCGCTAGACATCCAGATGGGCGCACAGCACGGCGTAGACATCCAGTGTGTAGATGCCTTTGGAAGCGGGATAGACATCACGAGTGCAACGGTAACCGCTAAGGTCTACAACAGTGGTGCTACCTTGGTAGACACGTACGCTTGTACGGCAACTTATGCAGCTGATGGACGGGCTACTTTTGTGATTGACACGACGGTTACTAACGTCCCTGGAACCTACACGGCAACTATCACGCGCACAACCGGAGCAAGCGATACGCAGATCTTCGGACCGCTTAGACTTTATGTGAGGCCAGTATGAGTGTGAACATCCTACAGATCACCGAAGATCCGGAACAGGTTACGCAGATCG